CAGAGTGTCCATAGCGCCAGAGAACAGATGGCTTCAGATCCGTCCTGCACCGATTCGAGCGGGTCACCGAGACCATAGGGCGTCTTGCGCAGATCAAGACGCGTGAATTGCGGCGACCTTTGCGGCAAGTCCTCACCATTGAACTGCGTGGCGATCAAACATGGCGCCGATTCGCGAAAGAGCGAGAGCGCCATCAGGATGCGCGCCTCGTCCAGATGGTTCAGCACCATCCGGCAGAGAATCGCATCACATTCAGGGAGACGTTCGGTCGTGATGTCGAGCTTTGCCACTTCGACAGACCGCGGAATGAGGTCGAACGGTCGGTAGTCGACGTCCCATTCAACACCGCGGACATAGTGCAGGTCGCCGGCCCCGGCATCGCAGACTCTTTTGATGCCGTACTGCTCGCACCAGACCGGAAGAGCAGCCCGGGACAGCCTCGAATTCGCACGAAGCGAGCCGTTGCCGCAGATGGTCTCAGGATTCCCGGCGCGCCAGCCCTTGCGCATCCTCTGGTACATGGCTTCGTCAGAGAGCATCGATGTCGGCTCTTGGGAAGGCGTCGATGGCTGAGCCTGGCGTACAGTTAATGATTTCGACGACACCCTGAGCAGCGACACTTCGATAAAGCTCCACCAGTTCTTCGTGAATACCGTTCTTCACCCGCATCTTCGGCCAGTGCTGCAACTCACTCGGGTATTCACCGAAGTAGTGCCGCGGTCCTGAGCCGATCTGCTGCGTGTGACCGTTGTAGTCCGACGCGTACTTCATGTCATAGCCGATGAGCACGATGCGCTCGGCGCCCATGAGGTATGCAAGGTTGAGCAGCGTGTAGCCGCTTCCATGGCCGTGATGAACGATCGACGGATCAATCGAGAGGCCTTTGGCGTTCTTCTCGGCAACCCAATTGAGCCCGTACTCGTCCGCTGCCTCACGGTTACATGTCCACTTCTCTGCTGGATTCGCTGCAAGAGCGGGACTCCAGTAGTGATCCCACCAGCCCTTGTTGCAGGCGTAGTGAACTTCGAGGTCACAAAGCTGCCAGACGTTGTTGCAGCCGAAAAGGTGGAAGCCCTTACGCTGCGCAGTTCTGATCTGATCTGTCGTCAACGACGGGCCGGTTCCGATGCACGTTACCGTCCCGCAGAATCGTTTCGAGATCGACAAATCGGTACGCCTCTATCGCGCTTCCGGGCGTTGCATTCACGATCCGCTCATCCGGCAGATAGGCCTTCGAGAATTCCCGGTAACCCTCATCCCCGCACCGATCCAGATGCGGCGGATGGTTGCCGAAGAAGTGCTTGCCATTCTTCGCATGGCCGTCGAACCCGACGAGCACCACCCGCGGAGATCCCAGAAGCAGAGCCAGGTTAACCGCCTGGAATCCACTCGAAGGCTGCGGAAGTCCATAGTGAATATGCTCAGGATCACTTGAAAACCCCTTGCCGTTCGCCGCCTTCACCAGCCGCAGCGGATACTGGTGCGCCACGAGGGACTTGTCATCGATGAATTGGGGACAGTCACTGTGACACGTGATGCGCTGACCGTAGAAGTCCGGCGCGCCGTTGTGATGCTTCCACCACGCCCAGTCACAGCCGTAGAGAATGTCCGCGTGAGGAAGACGCTTGTAGGCATCGTTGACCGCGATGACTTTCCATCCATCGAGCCAGCGCGCCATCCGTACTTTGTGGGCGACTTCGGCTGTCAGCGAAGGCCCTGAGGCCATCACCACACAGCTTCGATCAGACCAGTCGGGACTTATTCTCTGGGGCTGGAGCACGCAGCTTGTTCTCCGGTGCCGGGCCTTTCCTTCGCCCGGGAAAAAGCGGCGGACCCTTTCGAGCCCGCCGCTTGCCTCTCGGCTTCTTCATCAGTCTGCGTTCTTGACGAACTTCAGTGCATCGTTGTTGCACGGAATACCACCCCAGCGGCGGCTGACCCAGAATTTGGTCGTGCCGACAGTGGTGATGTTGTCCGTGACGATCTCGAGCGGACCGCGGTTGACGAGTTCGTACGCCCGCGACCAGTTGCCAAAGGCCGCGACCAGCGCGTCCACGGTCGTCGCAGCGCCGAGGTCTTCCCACGTGAACACCGGGTACCCGAACAGAACGTCCGGCTGACCCGCCTGCACGGAGGGCTGCCAGAGATACTGGTTGGTGGTGTCCTTGAGACGACGTGCATAACCCTGCGTGGTCGAGTTCATGGCAAAACTCGCGCCGGTCTTGTATCCGGGAGCCAGTTTCGCAATCGCCGCCTGCAGGATGTCGAGCGTGAGCTTGTTCGGCGAGCTCGTATCGACGCCGTTGTGTGAAACGAACTCGTAAGCCGCTGCCGCTCGCAACGGAGAGGCGTAGTCTGCAGTCGCCACCGGCGCCGTATTCGTCATACCCGTGCACTGGCCTGAGCCGTTGCCCGAGTAGATCGACGTTGCCAGCTTCACGGCGTGCGATTCAGCCACATCCGTGACGAGCCAGTTCACGACGTCGAACATCATGTCCTGCATGGACTCCTTCGTCGCGAAGAGGTACGCATACAGTTCGCCCTGCGTCGGCTTGATGTCGCGCGTGTTCGGCGCGTTGCCTTGCGAGCGGGAACCGAGCTCGGCTGCCCATGCTCCGGACTGGCCGGAGATCGTGACGACACGGTGGTAGTCGGAGGTGCCGACCGTCTTCGGACCGATGGCTTCCACGACTCCGGAGGTCTTCAGGATCAGGCGTTCCACCTGATCGGAGATCACCTTCGGAACCGCGTTGCCGCCGAGCAATGCCGTGCCCGCCGTGACGGTGTCGACCTTCAGCTCGAGCGCCTTCTTCTGCAGATCGTTGCGCGCCTGGAAGGACTGGCGATCGGTGAAGCCTGAACGGACCCACTTCAGGAAGAGCTGCTCGTCCTCGTCGTAGAGCTTCTGGATGATGTTGCCCTTCGGGCGATCCGCCATCGCTTCGAGGATCTCGAGCCGGTCCTTGACCAGCGTGTACGCCCGCTCCTGATCCAGACGCTTGCGCGTCAGGTCCGTGATCTGCGCTTCGTAGCCGTCGCACTTCTGCTGCAGCTCGCGGTAGCGAACGTCGTTGCCGTCTTTCAATTCCTTGAGGGACGCATCGTTCTCCTGACGCAGGTCGTGCACGGCCTTGCCGATGCCTTCGATGGTTTCTTTCAGCGCCGAACCCGGCGCTTTGACTTCAGACATTTGTTTGACTCCAAAATGAAAAAACCCGCTCAGGGCGGGTTCTTCGGTGACGTGATGTTTCGCTGGATCAGCTGGGCGCGAGACGTTTCCAGCGCGACTGGATTCCGATAGCGATCAGGCTTTCTTCAAGAGTTTTCAGGCTCTCGACCACCTCATCGACTTCACCCGAACCATTCGCACTGACTTCGCGGCCGATAGCCTCATCGCGAAGCGACTGTTGCAGGGCCTTTGCGGCGCCCTCCAGTTCCTCGGCTTCTCCAGCATCACGCCGGGAGTCATCCGGTATCTCACCGGACTTCTCGCCTTCTTCCTTCGGCATCGCGCCGAAGGAAATCTCTGAAATCTCATCTCCCGCAAGCGCCCGACTGGCAAGCGAGATGGACTGAGACTTGCTCAGACCCTTCGTTCGCAGCCACTGTTCGAGCTCGCGTTTGAAATCGGTAATGCTCACACCCTGCTCATGCAGGCGGGCCTTGACGGCGCTGATGCGCGCCTTCGGATTCATCGGCATCGAGACCGGGGAGGTCTCCCACAGATTGATCCTGTGCAGAAGCCTTACGCCGTCCTTGAACGAAAAATCCTTCGGGTCATCGAGCGAGAAACCGATGGAGAGGGCTCGAACGGCGCGGGCCTTCATCAGAATCTTGACGTCGTTGCCGATCGTCGTCGGCAGGAGCTCGCCCTTCATCTTGAGGCCCTTGTCGTCCTCATGCATATCGAGCCACTTGCCTGGCACCTGGTCGGGGCGGTGCATCCAGAACATCTGGGGCCATTCGCCCTGCTTGCGCCACTCATCGAGGCTTTCGGAGAACGCGCCCTTCATGACGACATCGCCGCCGAGATCGACGTTGCCGAAGGTCGAGCCGTAGCCTTCGAACTGGCCCGAATCGAGCGCCTTCACTTCGAGCGGTACGGTGATGTATTCCACATTCATGAGTTCTGCCCTTGAATCAGGCGGACTGCGTTCCGCACGTTTGCGGCGACCGCCGCAGCTGGATCAGCCTTGGGTGCCGGCGGAGGTTCGCCCGCAACAGCCATGTTCGCCGGCCGGATGTACTCATCTCCGCCGTCTGTCTCGTCAATCGGATTCATGCCTTCGCGCTCGCGCCACTCGTTCGAGGAAATAATTCCGTTCTGGCGCTGGATCTGCAGGCCTTCCTGACGGCTCTTGAAGTCCGCGCGCAGGATCGAATCGAAGTTGAAGCGGATGATGATGCCGCTCGCACGGTCGTCATCGGTCAGAAGATCACGCTCCATCGCTGCTTCGAACTGCTGCCCGATCGGCATGATGACGGCGCCCGTGAAATCCTCGTCCTGCTGCTCGACGTTGTTGAACGTCGCGCGCTCGAGGTCACCGACCATATGTGGCGGGAAATTCCATGCTCCTGCAATCACGGTCCTTTGATACTTGCGGGTCTCAATGAACTGCGCCTGCTCGTTGTTGATATCGAGCGTGAACGGCTTGTCGAACCCTTTTGGCAGCGTCATCGTGCGGTGAGCATTGCCGCCACCAAAGGCGCGCTGGATATCTTCGATGAAGACCCTGCGCTCTTCATCGTTCTTGAAGCCCTGCGACCCCGCCAGATGCGTAAAGATCAGGAGCGGCATGGCGCCGTTCTGGAAGAAACTCGCGCCGAACTTCTCGGCGGCGATTTCCAGCGCAATGGCAAGGCTCACATCGTTGACTGGCGAGTCTCCGCGGAGCCCGTCACGGGCAGGACCGCGCGCATAATGGATTCGGGAGACCGGCCACTCGGTCTCACCCCTACGAAACGTGACGGTGAAGTTATCGTCCTGCTTGATTTCGACTTCAGAGGGCTTGAGCGGAATGAGCTCACGGATAGGACCCGTGGAACCACGCGACTTGAACGCAATGAAGCGTCCGTAGCGCGTCATCCAGCTCGCTGCGTCCTGCCAGTAGTCCACCCGCGTTTGCCACGAGTTCGGCCTCGACAGGAGTCTGGCTACCGGGTGGTTCGGTAGTTTCTCCTTGGTCTCTCGGCCATCCTTCGTCCCCTTCTGGTAGACGTGGACAGGAGTGACCGCAAAGCGTCTGGAAATCGCCGTGACAATGGCGTTTACGGTCGGAGACTGCATGCAGTTCTCCGGCGAGACGCTGTTCGATATCCCGGTCTGCGCCGCGATGAGACGCGCGAGCGCATCCCCATCGCCGAACGTACGGGCTTTCTCCACCGGCAGTTGCGCCACCATGGCCTGCCAGAGCGGGGTATCGAACACGAGACGCGTCATGCGACGATCAACCGGCCTTCAGTGTAGCCCTGCTGTTCTTTCAGCATGAGGGCGAGCGCCATGATGATCGCGACGACTCCGTCAATCTTGTTCTCCGGTTTCTGCTTGCGTGGATACACGTTGTCCTTCGCATCGAGATGACACACGACGTTCGATACCATCCACGTAAGAACCGGATTGCCGTCGTGCTTGAGCCGTCCCGAAAGAACGCGTGCTTCAAGTTCCTTCATCGGCTCGGACAGCGACAGCACCGTCTGCCGAACCTCAACCATCGGAAACCCTTCCGCCATCATCACCGTCGCGTGCTTGGTCGCCTGGTGCGGGTCATACCCCACCCCTGCCACCTCGAAGAGCTTCGCGTCCTCACGGAGCGAGTCTTCGATGTAATCGAAGTCGGTGATATTCCCCGGCGTCGTCTTGAGATGACCCGCCTCAACCCAGCCCTGATAGCTTGCGTTCTTCGATTCCTGAACCCGCGCCTCGGGCAGGAAGAAGCTGTCGCCTGCGGTCAGAACGTAGAGCGTCCCGCCGACTTCGAACACGCGAACCTTTGCGGCAATGTCGATCTTCGAGGCCAGGTCTTCGCCAACGAAGCAGCGCTCGCCCTTGAAGTCTTCGAGGCGCAGCGAGGTATCCGCGCAGGCATTCCATGCGCTCATGTCCATCCACGGCGAATCGGCCTGCGTCCAGACATCGAGCCCCTTGCGCAGGAACTCCGACAGGGCCGCGGGAGTAGCCTTCGCCTTCCGCGCCTTCCTCTGGAAGTCGAGCGGATTGACGCTCACCCCGTAGTTGGGATTCGCTTTCTTCCACAGCCGCTCGTCGAACCAGTTCTTGGCGTCGATATCGTCCTGGTCGACGGTGTAGATCACCCCAAAGGTCTGGGGATCGTCCTGAACCTGCTCGAGCACCTTGATGACGTATTCGCGAGTCTCGAAACAGACTCCGGAAACGTCCGACCC